GTTTTCACCTACTCTTCTGCAAACTTAATATAGATGTCTCCATCTTTACCAATACTATTGTCTGGGTCTCCTGTTCCACTTCTAATCGTTGGTAAATCATCTAATTGTTTTTGTAACTTCGCCGCTACATCACCATCTAACTTGTTCTTAATTGATTCAAACCATGTATCGAACTGCCCTTCCAACTGGCTATATGCTTTTCCAAAATCAAGCTGTTGTATAAGTGCCGCTACAATTCCGCAATATTCCATGTTTAGTCTTGTATCTGTTATGTCTCCTTCTGTTATTGTCGTTGCTCCTACCTTGTTTGAAATTATCGCTAATACAAGTTCATGTATATTCGTTGTGAATATAGGGTACACACTCGACACAAACTCTCTAGCTTTCACAGTAATTTCTCGATTTGTTTTATTAAGTTCCGCAACAATAACTGTATTCGATGAACCTGTTCCAGAATTTACATTTAATTGTATCGTCTTGTCTTCATCCAGTGTATACCAATACCCATCAATAAACGCTTTACCAGTTTTTACTTTAACACTTAATCCCTTATTTGGTATCACTTTTAACTGGTCTGACGTTTTTGCATATACACCATTACCAATAAAATTTGAAAAATAATCCGCAAAATCCGAAGCATCATATGTCCTGTCATATGAACCATTTGCCTGTTTGTTTGCGTTATAGAATCCACTTCTTTCTGCCATATCTGCATCTCCTTTATTTTCTATAGTTATTATACTATATCTTTTTATTCATGTCAAGAATAATTTTAGTCTACTTGAAAGCTATCTCCTAAACACACTACAACTCTATAATTTATTCTCGTTTTTGTTGCTGTTTTTATATCTCTGTCAAATACTGCATACCAACTGTTTTTTTGATATGTTACACCATCTATATGTACTGGGTTTGCTAATCCATCCCCATTTGCAACTGTTACTATATACCTTGTGCTGTCAGTGCCGGATTCTATTCCGAATCTTTTTTTAAATTGCTCTCTCAGCCAATCCAATCCAAAAATTTTTTGTGACGAACCAGAAACATTTGTAACATAAGTTCCAGAAAAACTATAATCTCTTGCCGTATTCCTTGTCGCATCATTTAGATACTTTATGTTTGCTTCAATTTGTTCCAACTTCTTAAATCCATCTTTTATTTGCACAACTGTATCTTTTTTTATTTTCCCATATTGCAGTGTAACATCTACTATTCTTTTCGAATCTTGTTCTGTAACTATAGCCGCTATTATTTGTGCATCTATAATTATGCCGAGTTCATCATCTTTTATCGTAACCCAATCGCCCTTATCAAAATCTTTTCTATATTCAAGATTTCTTACAGTTACCGTAGATTCATATGCATGTGAAACATTATTTTCTTTTGCTTTTTCATTTGCTCTATTTTTTATATTTGTTTCATATTGTTCTTGCGTTAATTTATTTCCGTCTGCATCTTCACTTTGTAAATCTCTTGCATCTATCCATAATTCAGAACGATTCCAACCAATTTGTTCGCCTATCGCATTTTCTTGATTTATCTTTAGCTCATACCACTTTCTGTCAGTTCCTTCTCCCTCTCCTGCTACATATGCAACATTCTTGTAAGATTCGCTATCTTTTGTATATGCTGTTCTGCTTATATTACTTAATGATTGCGAAAAAATAATTGCTTCGTTTCCTTCTTTGTTTTTTACTCGCCTATCTGTACCAGAAGATAACATTAATGTCCAGAATTTAACATTTGTTTCTATGTCTAATCTGTCTGAATATACAGAAGTTAATTTTGGGTAGAAAAATAACCCTAAATCATCCAACTCCATAGTTTCCTGTATTTCATCCCATAGATAGCCACCTGTAACCTGTTTTTTTACCGCACTAAGTTCTTTACTTTCTGACACATCATCAGTTACAACATTCATGTAAATGTATCTACTACTATCTATATTGTCCAAATCAAAACACATTTGCAACAATGTTACTATGTAGTCTACACTGCTACCTGTAAAATCTACAATAGAATTAATTACTCTTTGTGTCAACAAAACTGGTGCTAATCTTCCAACTATAGTTATTGTCTTATCATATTCACTGTCACTGTCTTTTACTACTTTTTCAACCTTTCCGACTGTAAATTCATCAAACAAAATGTAATACTGTTCTTTTTTATCGAATAAATAATTGTTTTCTTTTACCAATTGCGCTAATACTTTAAAAGTTCCGATTTCTCGGAACTTGTCTTCATACTGTGCGAATGTGTATTTTTTAAGTGTATCAATAATTTTAAAATTACTGTTCATTACTCTTAGCATATCACATACCCTTTATATTATAATACCTTTCTGTATACTCTATATACATCTCCAGATTGTTTTTGTATTGTTCATCCACTTCATACGAATAATAGTATGTACCTTTTTTAATGTCAAAAAGTGTGCTTTCAACATTCATATTTGCAATTATAGACTTGTTCTCACCTGTACTAGAATCATGCAATATCATGCTTTCTTCTCCGACTTCTGTGTTAATGGTAATATAATCTCCATCGTCCAAATCTAGGTCATAAAACGAAATATACTCGCCTGTGTTCACATTATACACTTTTGGCGTTCTAACTATTCCTCCACTTGCTTTTATTACTATCTTACATCCGACATCAACATCACCATTATTATTGCAAGCTACACTTTGTCTTTTCATTATTTCGCCAAATACTACATGTTCATCTGTTTTATCACTTGTTAGAACTAATGGAAAATGGAACATTCCATCCACACGTGACAAATTAATATGTTTTTGCTCTTTGTAAAATAATGGATTATAACATTCAAACTCAAGCGTGAACAAACAACAAACCTCATTGTTTTCTGTTTCATCCGTACTATATTTTGGTGGTTGTGTTGGTCTTGCTAGAATATGATAATCACCTACTGTTATCAAAATATCTTGATATATAGATATTACACTGTCAAGATATAGTTTATTTTCCTGTATTTCTTTTTCTTGTACACTCAAATATTCTTCCCATGTTGTTCCACTTGGATTTATGTTTGCTGTATTTGCAACAACATATCCTACTAACGAAGGCTTTCTTGTACCAACTGTCATCCCTTCCAATGTTTTACCAATCTGAAATGGAACTCTATATGTTTCTTGTTCAATTGTTGGCATATCCCAGTCAATAGAATCTAATACAAATTTTCCATTTCCACCTTTGTTTAGTTCTATCTCTTCTTGTGTTTCAATGTTCATCAATGTTATAGAATTTATCAAAATTTCACCTCCTACACACCGAACAACAATTCTCTTTTTGCTTTTTTCTGCTGTCTTGCATACTCATAAGGGTCTGGCTGTGTATTATAGAAAATGAATGTATCTCCATTACCTCTTGCATTTCCTTCGCCTTTATTATACCTTGCATTTTCCTGTTTTGTCAACACCCTTTCACCTTTGTGCAATTCTGCTACATATCCATTATAAGGAACATAATCCAAACCGTTTGCATTGTGACCACTAACAGCTTGTTTAGCGGCTTCTATTGTAGCTTTTATCTTTACTCCAATACTTCTTCCTGCAAAATAACTTTGCATAGCTGAAAATGCACTACTAGCTTCTGTTCTTGCACTCGTTGTAGTGCTACTATCTACATTCGGAGATTTCAACTTTTTTTTCATTTTACTCTGCATTTCACTATGTCCTGCACTACCAACTTTTCCAGATTCAGTTTTTACTTTACCTGTGTTTCCCCGTATTCCATTTGCTACATTGTCATCAACTTTAATACCTAAGTCTCTCATTTGTTGCAAAACGGCAGGTCTTTGTGAAGCTTCTCCATTCTGTAATTGCATTAACAACTGTACTGCTTGCTGTTGAACTGAGGGTTTCATTCCTGCTAACTGTGTTACTAAACTTTTTGGAACATCTATTCCTAATTGTTTAAAAAGTGTTGTCAACTCTCCTTTTTTAATATTAACACCATTTGCCATATTTGTCAATATATTCATTGTGGTTTGTTGCACTGTATCACTTTTACTTGCAAGACTATCTATCAAAGATTGCGGTGCTTCAATTCCTACCTGTTGGAATTTTGTTTTTAATGTGTTTTTGTCCTGTTCCAATTTTGCTTCTAGCTCTTTGTTTGCTTGGTCTGATAACGCTTTTATTTGTGCAACTGATTCCTCAGTAACACCTGTTGCACCATCAGCTAATGCTTGTTTCATTTGTTCATATTTTTCATTCAACGTTTGTGCTTGTTCTTCAAGACTTGCTCTAGTGGCTGTGTTTGCTGTCTGAAAACTATACTGTATTTTTAATAGCGCATCACTTATTTTTTGTGCATCACCTTCAATCAATGCACTTGATAACCCTTCATAGTTTGCTACTGTTTGGTTATATCCTTCCATTGCTTCTCTGCTATCATCCACTGCTTTTGTTTGCTGATTTAATTTATCCTTTAATCCTTCAACTTTTCCCTGCGCTTCTAACATTGTATTATAATAAGGATTTGCTTTACCAGTTCCAAGTTCCAGTGAACCTGTATAATCATCTACTGCTTTTTTTGCTTCTTGTTCTGCTTTCTTTAGCCTTTGCTTTGTTGTTTCTACTTTTCCAAGATTTTGATTGTACAAAAGTACTGCTTCTGACTGCTTTTGTATTGCTTCACTGTACTGTTCCTGCATTGCGCTTTGTATTGCTTCTGCTCTTTTCTTTTCAATTACCTGTTGTATCGTATTTTTTAGCTTATCGTATCCCTGTATCTGTCCATTTACTATGCTTATTTCTTTTCCTAACGAATCTGAAAGCTCGCCTGCGATAAACTGGGCATATGCTTCTTTCCCTGCTAATACTCTACCATTTGCATCTACTGTACCTTGTAACTTTTCCCATAATGTTTGTTGTGCTGTGCTTTCATCATTTGCACTCTTTATTGCATCTAATTTAGATTTGTTAGATTCATCATAAGCCTGTTTTAATTCTTTTGTTCTGTCTATTAGCATTTGTTCTTCCTCAGACATTTTACTGCCTGCTTTTTTATAATTTTCCATTTCTCTTGTGTTTGCTATTAATGCAACTGTAAGAGCCGCTACACCAATTACTGCCGCTCCTGCCGGATTTGTAATGAAACTCATAATTCCTGTTCCAATACTGGAAAGTGAACTAAACCATGTTCCTGTTGCAAGTGCGGCTGACGTTGCTCCACTCCTATACAATCCTATAGCTTGTACAAGCAAACTTGCCTGTGCATTAAAATTAACAACACCTTTTCCAAGTTTCAAAAATTCACCTAGCAATTTTCCACCTGCTAATGTTGCCAAAGGTATCACTGTTGCCATTTTTCCAATGTTCACTACATTTGTTTTTTCTGCATCAGACATATCATTGAACTTTTTGACAAGGTTTGTTCCAGTGTCGACAAACTTTCTAACCTCTGGTGTTAGCTTCTTTCCGATAGATATTGCGGCAGATTCAACTGTACTCTTAAATATTGTAAATGAGCCTTTCAGATTGTCTTGCATTGTTTTAGCCATTCTTTCTGACGCTCCATCAGCATTATTTATGCTGTCTGTTAAATTTTTAAAATCAGCATCCGAAGAATTAACTATAGCCAACAATCCAGACATTCCCTCTTGACCTGCTAATGTTGCCGCAAGGTTCGCCTTTTGCGCTTCTGACAGACCACTAAATCTATCACGCATTTCAGACATTAATGTACTAAGTGGTTTCATGTTACCATTCGCATCTGTTAATGTTATGTTGTATTTTTCCATTGCCGCCGCTACTGTGTCCGTTGGTTTTGCAAGTCTCGTAAACAATGAACGTAAAGCTGTTCCTGCCTGTGACGCTTTAATACCACTGTTAGCCATAAGACCTATTGCGACTGCACAATCTTCCGCACTATATCCTAACGCTCCTGCCACTGGTGCAACATACTTGAATGTTTCTCCCATAAGTCCTACATTCGTGTTAGAACGTGAACTTGCTTGCGCTAGTATATCCGCAAAATGAGAACTGTCTTTTGCACTTAATCCAAACGCTGTCAATGCATCCGTAACAATATCTGATGTTGTTGCAAGGTCTTCTCCCGATGCCGCCGCAAGGTTCATAACACCAGATATACCGGACAACATATCATTTGTGTCCCAACCAGCCATTGCCATGTACTTAAATGCAGAAGCGGCTTCTGTGGCTGAGTATTTCGTTTTTGCTCCCATCTGTATAGCTTTTGTTTCTAGCTGTTTAAACTCTGTTCCTGTTGCTCCAGAAATAGCTTTTACTTCGGACATACCTTCGTCAAAATCTGCTGTTGTTTTAAGTGCCGCCGCACCAATTGTTAGAAGTGGTACAGATACACTTTTTGTCAGAACAGAACCAGTTGCAACCATAGCATTTGACAGTCCTGTTAAACGTGTAGATATACTTGCAGAACTGTTATTGAACTGTTGCAAATCATTTCTAGCAGACGCAAAACCTTTTGTGAATTTTGATGTGTCTAATTCCAAATACGCAATTGCTGTTCCCATATTTATTGCCATTTTATTTTACCTCCTTTCTATTCAAATTGTTTATAGAACTCTTCAAAACTACTGTATTCTTTTTTTTCTACTTTCTGTTTGTATATTGGCTTTTCTCCATTTTCCATCATAATTCTAATATAACTGCACGCTTCGTTAAAACAAAAGGCAGTATAACTGTCCTTTATTCCAAGTATCTGACTTGGTAAACAATTATACTGCCTTGCAATACCGAGGACGCTTTCTATTTTTTTACTCTTCACGAAAAAACTTTAAGTTTTCCACACCCCTGTTAACATATTCGTAGATTTCTAACAACTGTACGAATGTAAGTTTCATACCTGCTTTTTCAATCTCTTCAAAACTCGGCTCTACAAGTGTTGCTTTTGCAATAATCTCTAACACTTTCTTTCTTTCAGCCGATTCCTTAAATACTTTGTCTGGATTTTTGTTTTCCTGTTTTTGTTCTTGTTCACCAGAATTAAACAATTCATAAGCTACACCAAGTAATTCATTCGGAAACTCTGTTGTAACAATGTCTATAAGGTCTGGTCTTTTTAATCTCGCTACAAAAGGTTGTGATTCTGAAAATGGTGTTAATTCCATAACAACACCACTCGAATACTTTGTAAGTTCTTCAAAAGTTGTAACTTTATTGTTTTCCATTTTTATTGTCCTCTTTTCTTTTTATATGTTTATTTTACCGAAATTCCTGTTTCTTCTGTTCCGCTAGAATACGCCACAGGCATTCCATTTTCTACACTCTGTGCAACTGTTGCTGAGCTAAAATCTGGTAACTCATTAACGTAAGTTCTCTTATAGGGTGCTTCTCCTGTTTTTGGTGCACTGTTAATAGTATACTCAGATACACGGAATACATCATCTTCCATAGATTCTGTAAACGGTGTTCCTTGGCAGTTCGGATATGTTGTTTTTTCATATCTAACAATCTGTCCACTTGCATCATACTGCGCTGAATATGCGTCAAGTTCAAATACTTCTCCCTTATCATCACTGCCAGAAACTGGTGGCGTATATGTAAAGTCATCTGTTTCAAGACTTCCAGATATTTCTCCACCCTGTAAAATCTTTGCCAGTGTCGGACTAAATACATTATCAGTCAATGTTAACTGATGTCCTGTAATCACAGTTCTCTGTGGCTTCTGAGCAATAATCCTATTAAGTTTTACAAGCTTTATTGCATCTGTTGTTTCTGTTTGTGGTTCAACCCCAAGCTTATTAGAAGTGTCCACGGCATACTCTACATAATTTCCGCTTGTACCAGTTCTAATAACTATAAGCGAAACATCTATAGTTGGAATAGCTTCTAATTTCTTTTTTGTATCTGCCATTTTATGTTTCCTCCTTACCACTTATTACTTGTTTCGATTTTGCGGCAACCTTGGTACTGAAAAGATACCATGTGCCCTTTCACTGTTTCATCGTAAAAACTGTCTGTTTCATTGCCTAGATACATAACTGTTGGATATACATTTTTCATATGCTTTTTAATTCCCAACGCATAATCTTCTAATTCTGAATAATTATGTTTAGGAACATAACACATTATTGTATATATCGGTCTTTCTGCGGACACGTTATACTCAGTTGTCGCACCGCCTTTTTTAATCACTGTGTATTTTTTTATACATTCCCCATCATGTTGCCCTGCAAAATATACATCTATATCGTTTTCTTTCAGACAGTCATATATTTGTTTTAATACACTTTTTGTCATTTCAGATACCTCATAAGATTTGCAAAACCTTTTAAGACTTCCGAACTACAGGCATTTAATGTCGGTTGCAATATCTCATATCTTCTTTCGTTGCATAATTCCAGATATATACCGTAATAAACTCCATGCCCGATATTTATTCTTGTTTTAGTTGGGAACTGTTCTACCCAACCCGTTAGTCTCTGTCTTGCGTGTCCTGTTCTATCTGTCCATCTTCTATTTGTTTTTGCATAGTTTTCGAATTTCTTCGCACCTTCTTGCGCATACATTCTAACTGCTAACTGTGACTTGTTTTGTGCCATGTTTAGCCATCTTTCAATCTGCCTTGCATCAACTCTAAATGTTGCCATTCATAATCAACTCCATAGATATATCTGCAATAATGTTCATCTGTTCAACGTTGTTAACATCCGCAACTGTATATTCAAGTCCATTGTACTCTATTATATCTCCATTGCTGATTTCTTCTGTATCTGAATATTCAGCTAACACCATTGGCTGTCCTTTTGTTCTTGTAACAGTTCCATCTTTTACAGTCCTTGTTTGGAATGTTTTTGTTATGTGAAACAACCCACGGAAGGCTGTTATTGTTTCTTGCTCACCCGTGGGTTCTTTGTATTCATCAATTTTGTTTCTTTTTATAGTGAACTCTGAACCATGCATTTTTATTTCTCTTTTCACTTTGTATAGTTCAATGCTTTTGTTCATCATAGCACCCCACTGTTAGTCTGAACATATTTTGAAGCTAACATTTTAAAATAACTTGAACTGTCTTTCGTAGTTAGACCACTTACATTCAAACCTGTTGTTTCTGCTTTTATGATTAATCCTTCATAGCTTGCTTTTTTAACATCTCTGTTGTTCATTTCAAGTAACGCTTCTAACTCGGAAAGTTCAAAATAAGGACATTGTTTTTCCCGTAAATTGAATTTTAACTGTTCAATATCATCCATGTTAGCACCTCCTTACATGTTAAGTTCACGCATTGCTTTCTGAATCATTTCTCTTGCTTCTGCAACGTTCCTTGCTCCATGTGTATCAATATTATGTTCTTTCGCAAACTTCATAAGTTGTGACTTGTTCATCTGCGAAATAGGTATTTCTTCCTTAGCTTCTTCATGCTCTGATTCTTCCATTTCATCTGCTTCAACATCAATGATTGTATCATCTTCTGGTTTTACTTCTTCTTCAAATCCATTCGCAAGTCTGTACCCTTTTGGCTTGAACATTCTTTCATAAGCATTTTTGCTTACCTTTCTTACTTCATGTCCAATTATAACATTTACCATTGCCATTGTCAAGACCTCCCTTTATTCTACTTTTGTATCATAGATGAATACTTGGTCGGCAGTTGGGAAGTCTGGCAGACAAATCATTGTCACTTTTGTATTTACGTTTACTGGGTCTGTTTCTGTTACTGTTGTAATAGCCACACCTGTGTCGACGATAGATACATTTGCAACTCCGCTTGTTAACAGGTCTGATTCTTCTGGTGTTGTACCAAGCCATGTATTTCCGAGCGTACCATCTGGAATTAATGTGAACGTATCTTCCGGCACATAATTTTGTGTTGCCCCATCTTCATCCTTGTACTTTTTATCATCAACTGCAATTGTGATTCCAAGTTCATCTTTAATGTAAGAAAGAACTTTTGAATCTGAAATGAATCCCTGTCCATCTGTAAGAATTGCGATTGATTTCTTAATCTCTGTGTTGTTTCTCATGTATCCGATAACCTTAGAAGTTGTTACCGCCCTTGTAAGTTCAACACCTGTATCTGTTCTGATAACATCCTGTGCTTTTCTAATGTCATCCATGATTGTTGCTGTTGGGTCAGACCAAGACTTTGTTACGGTTTTCTTATGTTCTTCTGGAATGCGATAATCATACTCATAAATCTGTCCATTGCTCTTCATAGAGATAACACCTGTTGTTAACATCATCATACGCATACGCTCACGCTGAGCCGCCGCACCCTCAAGAAGTTCTGTTTCATCTGCAAAAATTCTGTTTGCAATCGTATCAATGTACGCTTGATTACCTGTTTCAATAATCATATTTAACTGCTGTCTTAATTCTTCATCAATGTATTTTGATTCTTTGAAGAACGGCATCTGTGCACTTAATTTCTCAAATCCAATTCTCGGTCTTGGTACTGCTTTTACGTCAAACGCACTTGCTTTAAGTACAACTGGTAATCCATTTGAACCTTTTAACCAATCAAGTTTAAGTCCGAGTTTCTTTTCATTCGGAAATAACTCTTCACCGAGATAAGGTGCTCTGTCCTGCGTCATAAGTTCCCAGTAAGACGCAATTTCTGTCGATGTAATAATATCGAATATTGTCATTGTTTATTTTCCTCCTGCTTTTGTTTTATTTTAAGAATGTAACTCTACCTGCTAATGCAGTTTTTACATAACTTGTAAGCTTTCCCTGCGTTGTTTCATCAATTCTATCCAAATTCACAAATCCAAATATTAACAATGTTCCATTTGCATCTCCTGTTGTTACATCAACGTCATGTAACAAAACTCCTACTGCATCCGAAGCTTCTGTTTCTGAACCTGCTTTTGCGGCTGTGAATGGTGTTAATCTGTTTGTTAAGTCACCTGTAAGTGGTGTTCCTGCTTTAACAATCTTTTTACCTAATGAATTTGCTGTTGCCTGTACAGAATCATCTACGACAATTCCAACAGATACTTGTGGCTCTACATTGAACAAAATCTGATTTGTAGAACCATATGTTTCTTTCTTAATACCTGTCTGGTTTAACATTTTTGTACCTCCTGTTTATTTGAAATAATTACTTTTTGTAGGTTTCTTTTTATTTGCAAAAAGTCTTGCGGCAATAGAGCCTTCATATTTATCTTCGATGGTTTCATCTTCCTGCTCTGTGTTTTTGCTTACGCGCTTTCTTGTAACTCTTGGCTTTTTGTTTTCCTGTTCCTTTTCTTCATCCGAAACAAAATACATCTTGCCGTTTGTTCCATCTTTAATTTCTGCAATAACCTTGTTAATGTCTTTATCTTTTGTTACTCTTGATTTTGCAATAATTACCAAATCGTCTACCGCTTCTGGTTTTGCTCCAAGCTTAATTGCGGCTAGCTTTGCTTCCGCTGTCTGTCTTGCTTCTCTTTCTTCTACAAGCTGTCTTGTCGTTTCCTTGATTACATCGTCTTTCTTTTCTAAGTCTGTTTTATTCTTTTCTTCGTCTTCCTTAGCTTTTGTTACGATGCCTTTAAGTTTTTCATCATCCTCAATGCCAAGCGACTTCATATAATCTTTAACAGCCTGTTCTTTTACTGCTTCGACATCAACTTCCGGCTTTTCCTCTTTCGTTTTTGTTCCTTCTTTTTCTGTTTCTTTTTCCTGCTCTTTTGTCTCAGTGTCTTTTACATCTGTTTTTGTTTCTACTTCTGCCATTATTCTTTTCCTTTCTCTTTGTATTTAGACTGCAAAATCATTTTGCATGTTCTAACCTTTTCTGTTTTTCTTTTACCTTCTGTAATCCTCTTGCATATTTGCTGTTTCTAAGGGATTTTAATTTTGTGGTTTCCTTCCTAATCTGTTTCTTTAAAGCAAGTGTTTCCATATCATCATAACATATATCATACTGTGCTTTGCATTTCGGACACTCCATATAAGTTCTTATAATTTCATGTCCTTCTATTGTTTTAGTTTGTTCTTTTAACATGCAATCAAAATCATTTTTGCACACATCACATGTCACTATCAATTATATCACCCACTTTCTTCAAAGTCAAGCTTTTTACAAAAAGATTTTTATTTTTATCATATAAATTTATGCCATTACATCTTTCCGCTAACTCATTACGTTTTAACTTCAAACTTTCTGAAAGTTTCTTCTGCTTTCTATCTTCTTTCTTACTTACAGAATCACCCCTCTGACGCTTTTTAATAGCGTTTAAAAGCAGTTTCTTATAATCATTGAAGATTCTTATAGTCTGCATAGAATCGACCTGTAAAACGTCAATTTCACCACACCTCTCGCATTTGCTATAAATCACCCTTACAAATTCTCCTGTTTCTGTGTAACAATCTTTTTTGTGAACATTACACCGCCTTAATTCGTTCACTTCTCCACATTTGCTACAAACTCTTTCAACTTTTAGTTCTTTCTCATTCATGTTTTTTTTTCTCCTACATAAAATCTAACACATAGTTATCAATATCTGGATATGTACCACTAGGGCTCTGATACCACTTTCCAATCTTATCAGCTATTGTTGTCATACTATCTGGTATCACTGCTTCGAATGTACACATACCGTTCGGATGGTCTAATGGCAATTCATCTTTTGGGAACACTCCCATACCTAAACCATATTGGTCTGTTTCTGCCCTTTCTCTACATATTTCACACACTCTTCCATGAAAGTTACTTGTAAGCCATCTATAACCTGTCACAAAAGGGTCATGCTCATTTACTGCCATAAAACTTTGTTCATATGCGTGACTTACCATTGTTCTCGCTAACCTTTGTGCATTATAATCAACCCTTCCAATATAGAACGTATCTTTTATCTTTTCTCCTACACTGTTTGCTCTACCTGCATCAACATCTGTTTGTCTTGCATATCTCCATTTATGTATTGTCCTACTTGGTTTCTTTGCTGACGGTTTCACATATTGTTCAATTTCTTTTGCAATATCATAAGCTGACTTATTTTGTGCCGTTCCATACGATATAATCTTCGATAGCGTTTTCTTCGTCTTTTTATTATATCCCCATATTGCTTTACTTAATGTCCAACCTTTTTGATATATGTTACCAATCATTATGTTCTGAACAACATTTTCTGGAACATAAAAGAAAGCATTTACTATGTCTTTATCTTCAAAACCACATTGTTTTAAATAAGACCTTTTGTCTTGTACTACTTCATTACTTATTGTTCTCATATCTCTTACAATGTGGTTTTGAATGTCTTGATTTAACTGTTTCACTCTGCTATTTATATCTCTTTGCAATAAAGTAAGACGCTGTTTGTTTATTATATCTTTTTCATTTGCTATCTGTCTTGAAATATCAATATATAAATTTTCATACATTGATTTAATTTCCCTCAATTGTTTTCTTGTTATACTTTGTCTTACCTTTTCTGCATTTTTTAATCTCCAATTTGCTATTTGTATCACCGCCTTATTTATTTCTCAAAATACCAAACTTCATAGTCAACATAATTTGAATCTAATAACATAAAATCGTTTGCCATTTCGATAGCTTCTTCTTTTGTTCTAAACTCACCATAATAATCTCTGTGTCCACTTTTAGTTATCATACTCATTTTATATCCATTCATAATTGTTTACTCCTTCACTTATTGTTTTGTTTGTTATCTTCTTTACACTTAATATATTACACTATTCTTTTATGTTTGTCAACAACTTTTTTACAAATTATTTTTAATTGTTTCTTCTTCTATATTGTCTTCAACTTCTGTTTCGATTCCAATATCATCAAGTTTCGATTGTACTTGCTGATTCATAGACAAACTGTCAAACATGTTTAACTCTACTGCAATCTGCATAAGTTCTTCGTCTATTTGTTCATCTGTCATTTCTGGACGCCATTTCTTTATGTACGATTTACGGCTCATTGCATTCACATTAATTTCTGCCATATCCGTGTCTTTCTCTTCCTGTTCATCGTCCATTAATGCATAATTGTTTTCGATTAACACATCATATTCAATCTGATTCAAATCTGTAACACCATACACAGATTTTACTATTTCTGGATTTCTCAACGCAATTTCTATGATATGATTTACAACTGTTTCTAGTGCAGGAAACCAAGTCATAAGCTTTTCATCACATCTTACCTCTAAAGACCAATACAATGCCCTTAATGCCTTTCCGCTTGTAATACTGCCTACAAGTGTTTCTTCGGAAATGTTTGGTACATCTGACATTCCATACATTGTCGTTTTCATTCTGTTCAGTGTTTCTTTCACAGCTTCTGTGTGATTCATTTGTGGTGCTAATACACCAATCATTGTTTTTGGTTCATCTATGTTTTGATTACTCTCTAAATCCCAATAAGAACCTGCGCTACTAGACAGATGTTCTGTTGTTGCGTGGTTCATATCTACAGTATATCGGATTGGATTCATTCCCTTGCCTTCACTGTCAATATCTGCATTTGCTAATTTACTGTATGCACTCTCAATGTCTTTTAAATCTTCAATTTCACTTATTCCACGTTTTTCATGGAGTGTGCCATCATTGAAAATAATAACAACTGGAATATCTTTTAAATCTGTTTCTGTTAGCGGTATGAGTTCATTTATTGTCTTTCCTGCCCCATCATACAATACAGAACTCATATAGATTGTTCCTTTTATATCTTCATACTTGTTTACTAGAAATCTTTTATCTGTTCTGTTTTTACTTTCCTGTACATTTTCAAAACTAACAAACTTTGTTAATCTATCTGTACCATATTCTGTTTCATAATAAAATTGTAATGCGTCATAAAAATGAACTATAATTCCATCATCCTCGGAAATGTCTGTTAAACATGCAATACGTTTTCCGATGAAACAATCTTTTGCACCTTGTAACAGATTCTTTTTAAATTTAGACTTCTTCAACACTTTGTCTATTAACTTCTGATATTGTTCTATTTGTTCTTTTTGTACATCTTCTACAGAATCACCTTTTATTGTGATATCTGGTGCCTGTGAAAACATGAACCTTGCTTCTTTATCAATCAATGTTTTTGCTATTTTATATTTAATGTTTGATGCAACATAATCACCGTTTGTTCCTTGCGCTATAAACTCTGCTCCATCTTTGTATATATTATAAAACTTAAATATATCGAGTAATTCTTTTTGAAATACACTACGACCAGTTTCTATCTCATTACTTAATACAAAATAAGGAACACTAGGCAATGCAGTGTTCACTGAAACACTAACATTCTTGTTACTCATGTTTGCTTTCTCCTTTCTTCAATTGTTATATTTATTTTAACATAACATTTATATAATGTCAATACATTTATAATATATAATAATAGGGCGGTATTTCTACCACCCTTTGTTTTTATGTTCTATTTCTTAATGCCAGACAATAAGTAATATGTTGTAATAAGTCCTACAATACCATCTGGCGTAAGTCCTCTATTACCCTGAAACACTTTTACACACTGTGAAAGATATTTGTCCCAATAACCAGTTAACGGAAGTTTTGTGAATCCATATACATAATGCAACTGCCTTCTAAGCCAATTAATTGCACTAATGCAGTTATGTGTCTGTCCACTCCATAACAAGTGGCTACCTGCAAATGCCTGTGAGTTCTGTCCGAATTTTCCATCCTCACTTAATGTTCTTGTGTCGAACCCCTTGTTCATGTACTTCTGCCATTCTTTTACATATGCATTTTCTATGTAATATCTCTTATCACCTTTCCATGCATCTGTTTTAACAACTGGATTGTTTGCTTTGTTCTCTGTTAATGGCTTACTTGCTGTTCCATTATACTTAGGTCTAATAATGCACTGTATCTGACTTACTTTCCTTGTCCTTCGCATTACCTCCCCACCGTTGCTGTCGTTTCCTACTGCCGTGTTTCCTTCAATCGTTGTATATGTTCCATTTCCATTGTTCTTTTCGATAAGTCCAATATGGTCACCTATTCCATCTTTGTTCCAATCAAATATTACAATATCACCATATTGACCACTGTTTTTGTCTACTGTTAGTCCTTTACTTGTTCCCCAGTTTTTGACTGTAGGACAATAGGCTGTTTTTTTACCATCATAGAACAGATTGCTTGCTCCACACATACGAAAGATATCCCACACAAAAGCACAACACCACGGATAAGACGCACCACTTACTACTCTTCCATAATAGTGCGTGTTAAACACTACATTGTTACTGTTTGCAGGACTTTCTTTCACTCCAATATAACTTGTTGCTTTGTTCATTATCTGTTTAGCCGTTGCCATTTTTTATCACCTCTTATAAGCTTATATTTTACAAATTAAGACATTTTAATTGTTTATGCGACTATTCCTTAGCTTCTACTTCTGGAATACCTGCAATGCTCGTCAGAACGCTTACAATGCCACTTACAACAGCACCACTTATTACCATCTTCCAATCTACACTATTTACGAATGCAGATGTACCAATCAATGCTACTGCTGTTTGCGCCATTGTCTTTACTGCTCTAATTCCTGCTTTTTTACACCACTGCACTGTGTCAACATTTGGTCTAAATACACAATTTTTAAACATCATCAATCCTCCTACCATTCTCTTGTTTACACATTTCTAATTCGTGTTTTGTTTCACTTATCTTTTCATTCTGTTCATTTATTGCATCCCATTGCCTTTTCTGTGATTCACTTACATGTTTTTTATATTCCTCTAAATCTTTGTTTTGTTTTTCCAGTTCCTCTGTTAACCTCTCCATTTTAACACTAAGTTCCGTCATTGCTTTGGTGTTTTCATTTAATGGCTTGTAGATTGCGGTGAACAACGCTATTAATGCAGACAGAGCAACAACAAGATATCCTACCGCTGTTGCATCAGACATGGTTAATAATGCATATTTTATCACGTTGTTAACCTCCTATATGTTCTATTATACAAAATCTCCATATATTCTATACCTCTTCCCATTCAAACACAAGTCTTATATAATTGTTCGAACCTTTTATAATGTGAGAAAAATCACATCCACTATCACGTATTATGTTTTGTCCTTGTACTTTATATTTTAACGTCCTCATTTTGCAACCTCGCCATTTCTAATAACTCTTGTTCCGCTTGCTACTGTTCTTCCTGTTTGTTCTTGTTTTTCTATTACTTCTGGTTCTTTTACACATGATTTAAAATCTGGTTCTCTTTCTTCCATTGCCGCCAAACAGATTTCTATTCCATTATGTAATCCACATGTATAATCATCTACTATGTTCTGTTCCTGCATTTCTTTAAGCATCCGAATCGTGTTATATGCTGTTTTATATTTCTTCCAATATCCAAACATTTCTATCATACCTCTCTAAGCTAATATTTGCCGTTTTAAGCGGCTTTTGAATTTGTCTTGATATCTTTTATATCTGCTACTGTATATTTGTCTAATGCATACCACAGCGCGCTAAATGTATGTGGGTCAATGTTAAATTCATCCCATATCGGATTTCCCTTGCTATCTTTTGCATACGTTAAGTCTTTTAATTCTCGTATTGTGTTTTTACATTTAGGCGAACACACAATCTTTTTGAATCTCTTTAGCTTCTTAGTGTTTGCTAATCTACTACCTGCAAACTTCTTACATTTGTACATATCAAAACCACACTGCCTGTAATACTTAATAGCTTTAGGTTCTGCACCGTCCGCATATATCATCTTATTACAATTACTTGCTCTTTCTTTTACTCTTTGTACATGTGGTAACTGTGCGAATATATCATCTGTTAAGTTATTCCTATACACTTCATCATAGATATACAGTATCTTGTTTTTATCGTCTACACAACAACTAATAAGTGCATTGTAACTTTCCTCAAATCCAAAATCCAAACCGAAGAAATGGTACTTTGATGATATGCTGTTTACCGTGTTTACAAATTGCTTTGCATTCTTTGCTACTGTGAATTGTGGTAATACACGTTTTCCACTTGCTCCAAACCTTCCCCATCTTGCTACTGTGTATAGATATGGATCATATGTTTTAAGTTCTTCCAGAGTTGTTATATAAGATACTGGTAAGAATGGGTTATCATCCGGCAAACTGTGATGATAATAAACACCATTTACAACCATTGTCTTTTTCTTATAGAATCTTTTCTCATTGCATATTGTATGTTCCTTTCCCTTTTCATCTATATGAACGAAAAATCTATCATACACCCAGTTTTCTTTTCCTACAGGGTTACATGATAGAATAAAATGTAATGTTACGTTAGGTTGTCTTACACGTCCTAACAACTCTTTGTATGCTTCATATTTCAACTCAGAACATTCTTCCATCCATACAATAGAAACACCATGAATTGATTTAATCTTCTCTGTATTGTCCATCCCTCTGAATATAATACGTGAACCATTCGGAAAACGTATTTCCATTGGACTTTGTACTGCTATTATCTTTCCATCTTTGTTCTTGTTTCTGTTGTCTGTTGTTGCTGAAAGCATATCCATCTTTGTTAGTATTTCCTTAAACAAACTAAAACAACTCTCTTTAATTGTTGCCATAACATTTCTGACAACTAAAGCTGTTCTTTTCTCCTGCATTAATTTTAATATTATCTTTAATGCAATATTGTAACTTTTTCCACTTCCATACCCACCAATAAGTAAGTATTGTTTGTAATCCCAATCTGTTAGAAACGAAGCAAATCTTTCAGAGACATCTATATTCATCTCCATATGATTTTCTCCTTTCTATTACATTGTAACATTATATTCTTTATTTGTCAATGTTTTATTTTATTTATTTTAATGGGTCATACAGGTATCGAACCTGTGACATTTCGCTTATGAGGCGAATGTTCTACCACTGAACTAATGACCCTTTGGTGACTTTCATATAATGCACAAATACTACTTGTCACCTTGCCAAGCAACTTACACAACATAATGGTGAAACATTATTCAATCAATAATCAATATGTTGTGAACTGCCCTAATTGGAATCGAACCAATATTACAAGAGTCAAATTCTTGTGTGCTAACCTTTACACTATAGAGCATTGTTTTGGTGGCTACTTTATTCACCACCATGTACCGATTATAAACAAGCGTGTGTTTTAACGACTTTAACACCTGTCAAATGTTTACCATAATCTACTTTTCAAACACTCAATAATATATTCTCCTAAGTTTCCTTTATGTTCTTTCTGCTTTTCTTCATTTACAGAACTACCAACATAATACTTATCTGGATTGTATATATTTACAATGTTTATCTTTACATCTTTATGTCTTCTGTCATAATTAAATCTTACCTCAATGTCGTTATGTTCTTTTAAAAACTCAATTAATTCTTCCATACTGTTCCTTTCTGTTTATATATCATCATATACTGTGTTATTTGTCAACGTGTTTTTGTAAATTCCTTTTTAATTATTCATGTTCATATTTTTGTCATTCATAACATAATCTGTAATAGGTTTTAGAAAATCACACATATCAATATTGCATTCTAAGTCACTCCTACTACAAATATGTTCCCCAGAATCCATTTTACAAAACGGACATTCATCACGAAATACTGGCATTTCATCTACAATTATTTTCACATCCTTCCACTACCTCCAACTTCTTCAAGTCCTCGATAAGCCAAGGTTCTTTGTCTGACCATTTTACCATCGGTAAATTCAACTTAAAAAATTCTAAGCTTTTGTTTGATTCAATCCCACCGCTTTCCCAACAGTCAATAAGTTTATGTGGTTTAATGACATAAATGAACAAAAATCCATTCATATCCTTAGCAATATATTTTATCCCTTCGCCAATACACTCCAAAAACGCTCTATCTCTTTTAGAAATCACTGGCTTTTCAATGTATTCCTGTTCTGTCCATTCTCTTACCTTTTCTTTGCAATTAGCATCACAAAATAAACATTCAACACAACGAATACTACAACACGGTGCTATGCGTCCATCTTCTTTTGCTATTGCAATACTATCTCCATTACAAGCAATATCCATAATCTCTTTTGCATACTTCTCTTTGTTTTTCATTTCTTACAACTCCTTTATTATAACATATATCTTTGTTTTATCAATAATTATTTTAAGCTATTTTGTTTATTTCTTACACTTTACAACCTTTGCTTTTATATTTGGTGTCAAAAATTTTTTAAAATCCTCAATCCACTCACATGCATCTTTCTTGTTCTTAAATTTTACAGTTTCAACATTTGCTTTTACTTTCCCATTATTTAATTCTATTGTATACATATTATTCTCCTTTTCTGTTTTGTTTGTTCTCTCTTAACTTGTCTTTATTATACTATACTTTTATAAGTATGTCAAGACTTATTTTAAATTTCATCTCTGATATTATATAAGTCCTCATTTGTTCCATCATATTCATTTCTATATACTGTTACAAAGCTGTCTGTGTTAATTCCTTTTTCCTTTAATGCTTTGTAAGCTTTATTACATGCGCTAAGACTTGTTAAATTACTTATGATTACAACATCTGTTTCCTTTCTGTTGTAGTTCTTAATGATTGAATAATAATGTTTGTTTCTGTATGATTTCATATCCTTCATTTTTGTTTTCTCCTTCCTTAACTGTATTCCCTTGTTCTTTATGTTTATATTATAACATATGTTCTTTTATAATGCAAGTATTTATTTATAATTTATTATATAAAAATAAGCACGTATATTTCAACGTGCTAATATCTTACAAGTTTCGCTTTCTTTCCAGTATACTTTTCAAATCTATCTACTATTATGTCACAATATCGTTCATCTAATTCCATCATATAACATTGTTTTCCAAATTGTTCACATGCTATTAATGTTGTGCCAGTGCCACCAAACAAATCAAGGACTGTTTTATCTGCAAAATTCTGAATAAACCATGAACAAAACTCTATTGGATATGTTGCATTATGTTCTTTTGCGTACTCATTCTTATGTTGGCTTTTTAAATGTAATATATTATCTAACGTTCCTCTGAACTCTATTGTTCCTATTGTTCTTTTTGCGTTCTCTTTAGAAAAACAAAAAACAAATTCAAACACACTATTCAGAATGTTTTTCCCCATTGCAGGCTGTCCATTTATTTTATCCCAAATAATTGTATCTGCAAGATGTTTTCTAAATGAATATAACCATTCTATTAGTGCTACTTTGTTGCCTGCTAACTGTTGTATATTAATAAAAGCATATCTTGAATATCTTATTGCATTTTTTGTACTTTGTTGCAAAAACAATTTGTATTCTTCCTTTGTCTTACTGTCACTCTTGTTATCATACTTTGTTTTCTTACCGCTCTGTATTTCGCTTGGTGTAAGTCCAGCATTATACGGTGGCGATGTTATGCATATATCTGTAGCATTCCCATGTAATAATTCTATAACGTCTTCCTCATTTGTACTGTCACCACACATCAGATAATGTCTCCCAAGCTTATACATATACCCTCTTTTTGTTTTTGTTTTCTCTGGCATCTTTACAATGTATTCATCGTCAACAACAACTTTCTTTTTATTCTCTGTTTCTTCTTCAAACAAGTTATCCATATTGAAATCAAACAATGTCATATCTACTTCGCCTGCATCCCATAACTCACTTAATTCTGTATCAAGTAAATCATAATCCCATTCACTTTCATTCAGTTTGTTATCTACCAACCTATATGCTTTTATTTGTTCTTCTGTGAGTTCTTCTAAACATACTGTAGGTACTTGTTTTAATCCTGCTTTCTTTGCTCCTAAGATTCTTCCATGTCCTGCTACCACTTCATTGTTTTTATCTATTATTACTGGCTGTGTAAAACCAAACTCTTTAATACTATTTGCTATCTGTTCTACTTGTTCTTTGCTATGTTTCTTTGCATTCTTTTTATAAGGTTTTAAATCCCTTATGTTCATATATTTTATATTTAATTCCTGCATTGTTTTGTTACTGTTTCTCCTTTCTTTGTTTTGTTCTTTATGTACTATGTTATTTATGCTACTTTTTAGATACTTTTATTTATTCTCCATACGCTTCTTTGTTCTTGTTACTTTTACACTTTTAATTCCTTCTATTTCCATATCTGAAATGCTTAGTAACTTCTTTATTTGTGTCAAACAAAATTCTACGTCTGCTATTTCTTCTGTTACCATATTCCTTGCTTTTAATTCATCCACAGAACATGTTTTATCTTTCTTTACTACTGTTCTTTTATACTTACTTAATGCCTGTATAAGTTCTGCACATTCTTCCTGTGTTTGGTCTATTCTGTTTTCAATTCCAAACTTCTTTGCCTGCTTTATGATATCCCTTTTATACATATCCATTATTTATTCTCCTTACCACAAAACTTTCTTTTTGTTCTGTCTTTTCTTTGCTCCCTTTATGTATTTATTGCATTCTGATACTTTGCATCTTCTTAGTTCACCTACTATAAAAAAATAGTTACATTTATTCTTTAACACATTTCCTTTTACTGGTGCTCTGTAACAGCATGTTTTACACAAATGTCTGTCTGCATTAAATCCTTGTTCTATATTTTCTTTGTTTTCCATCTGTACTCCTGTTTTATATAATATATTATAATACTTTACATTATGTTTGTCAAGCTTTTTATGAAAATATTTTTTGTTTTTCTAATGTTTCTTTTAACCATTCATCTGCTGACATACTCCTGTAAGGCTTTATATTGCGATTTAAGCCATTTTCCTTATTATCCCCTAAATTCCCTAATGCGTGTTCCTTATAGGCTTCTATTGTGCTCTTAAATGCTTCATTGGTTATATACATCATCTTCGCCCCAATCATCTAATTCGTCTTGTTCTTCCCAAACTTCATCATCTTCATTCCAGATATCTTGTTCTTCTGTTTCAATGTTTGATTCAATATGTGTTTTACCTTGTGGTACAAGATTAATAGTAATGTTCTGCCCTGCAATTTCTTTTCCGCTTTCTACTGCATCAAGTTTGTCCTGCATATCTACAATTTCCCTAATTGCATTTACATTCCCAGTAAGTCCTTTTTTAAACAATGCAACCATAAGAGCCATTTCATTTGTTAATTCCCCTGTGAATCCTAATTCTTCTAACAATGCTTTTATTTTCCTGTTAGATACACGCATACTTAGTAATTCTCGCATTGTTTTTTGTGCCTGCATTTGTTCACGCTTTTTGTTCTTCCTTGCTTCTACACCCATCTGCGATATACGTTTTCTTTCTTCTTCCGAACGTTCATTTAGTGGTATAAGATTCTTTTTTTGTTTTTCTGTAACGTTTCTTTTTGCCATCTATGTTTATTTGCTCCTTTCATTTTCTGTATAATATTAAAATGGGGCAGGATGTTTTATTCACCCTACCCATATATAAACAATGTCGATAATTACTACAAAGGTTTTTAGGTTAAAAATAAATCAGTGTGTTACTATTTTTCCTTTACCTCCTTTGCTTTTATTGGTATTTGAGGGGAAACGGGATATCAACATTGTTTACTTCATATTACGGGCAGACATTTTAATAGGCTGTCACTTTCGTATACCCAATCCGAGGTATTCTCCCTTTCTGTAATCTATATTATCACATTTTATATGTGTTGTCAATACTTATTTGCTCTAAATTTCAAACTTTGGTCAACTACTGCTTTCTTACGTTCTTCATTTTCATATCTGCACTCTGCTTTAAACTCTGAATATTTTTTACATACAGAATGGCACTCTATTGTTCTTTCCTTGCAATTCATACAAGGTGATTTATTCGGCATATTTTACCAGTCCTTTTAGATATAAATAGTCCTCTAATTCATTTGTATAAATTAATAGTTCCGCTAAATCTGATTCGTCTTTTAACATTACCATTCCGTCTTCCATTTTTGTGAACCTTTTTATTGGTACTGGCATACCTCTTGTACTTACACTATTTAATAATCTATGTACTTCCTTCAAATAATGTATCAGAAATACAAAAATCATACAAAATATAATGTCTACTTTAATCCCCATATTCGCCCATATAAGCAATAATGGAAATATAAGTTCCAATAATATAGCTATAGCATTTAAGTTCCTTTTAATACCATTACAGAACGTTCTAGCCATATTCAATGGAGTTGTTGCTAATACCTTTAACACCTGCACTATAATACACTTCCTTTCAATCCTTCTTTTAATGCTTTCAGTTTTGTTTTAATGCGTTCCCTATATGGTTGCATCTTACAAGTTTCACACATGTATTTATTCTGTGACATAAAGAACGCACCTGTCACTTCTTGGCATATGTTGCAATGTTTTGTTTTTATCTCTTCTTCGTCAGTATATACATACATTACAAGTTTTACTTTTTTTGTTCCGATTCCTGTTTTATCAAGCTTCTCAAATCTGTATGTAATATTTTTGCTGTTGTTTATTGCTATTACATTTGTGCTTAACCATTTACAGGCATTAAGATAAGCTTCTTTTGTTGTACCACCGATGAACTCTTTTTCTTTTATTTTCTCACATATAATCATCTTATTCACTCCATATACTTCTGTTTTGCTTCTACTGCTTTTGTATCTGCTAATTCATTTAATGGGTCATCCTTATGTCCGGCAACCTTTACCATTGTAACAGCCATTCCTTTTGTGTATAAGAGTTTTATCATCTTTTCCCATATGTGTTTATTTTTTACATCTTTTCCGTCTTTTGTTTTCCATCCATTAACATTCCAACGTGAAAGCCATCCCTTTGTTATAGCGTTCACCACATACGCACTGTCACTGTATATAGTCACCTTTTTCGCTCCACTCTTTAAGGCTTTTACTAACGCTTTGTACACTGCTGTTAACTCCATTTCGTTGTTTGTTGTTTCTTTCTTACCACCTGTAACAACATCTGTCACATAACCTCTGTCACAAGCTTTCAAATCTACATAACACCAACCACCTGCTCCGGGATTTCCACTACACGCACCATCTGTATAGAATATCTTACTTTTATCCATTTTCTTTTTCTCCTTTTTTAATATCTGCATAGATAGCAATAATCAACTTTGCAACCATTTCCCACAATGTTTTACCATATATGTTACATACCCATTCACAATTTTCTAGTTTTCCATCTCTGTATGTTTTATGTGTTAATGTTGCATCATACATTGCAAACTTTCCATTTTCATAATATGGGTGTATTCCTGTTAATCCATTAAAACCATAATTATATTTACAACAGATGCCATGTAACACTTGCTCTAACAATTCAATCGGTGCTGTTTCTGTTCTTGTATAATTGTTTTTATCTAATAACTTTGCACATGGTTTCACTTTCCATAAGAACCTGTTTAATAACTTTTTGTTTTCTTCTTTTCTACAATCAATGTTTAATAATTCGCTTGTCTTCATTCTCTGTTCTCCAAAATAAAAAGGCAAGAAATAGAAAATACTTCCTACCTCCTGCCTTTTACATTCGCTCTATATTCTATTTATATCTTCTTCAACGATTCTTAGATTTCCCACTCGTCATCGTCATCTTCGTCTTCATCATCGGCGGCTTCTGCTTCGTCTGCTTTCTTCAACAGTTTTACATAAGCATCTGCTTTCTGTTTTGGCTTTGCCTTAATGCCACGCTCTTTACACATGTCGAACAACTCTCTTGCGTTCTTACCTGCATATGGGTCTGAATCCTCTTCCTCTTCATCTCCCCAATCATCGTCATCTGCTTCTTCTACAGGTTCAGCTTTCTTCTGTTTTGCATTTGTTGCTTTCTTAGGCTCTGCTTTTGCTCCTTTTTTCTTTGCTGATGCAGGCTCAATCTCACCGTTATCAAGCTTTGTTAACAGGTCAATCAGATAATCTTTAGAACGTGACTTACACAGTGAAGAAATTCCTCTTTCACAGCACAGTGCGTACAGTTCTTTTCCTGTCATACCATCATACTCCGATTCTGTTTCATCCTCTTCGTCACAGTCATCTTCCTGTACTGCCTGTTTTGACTTTGGTGTTACCTTTTTAGGTGCTTTCTTTGGTGCTTCTGCTTCTTCTGCAATATCCTCTACTGAATCTGATTCCATTTCTTTGAGACCTGTCTCTACAACTCTTGCTGTTACCTTTGGAAGTGCTTTCAAAATATCTAACAGATAATCATTGTTTGCACATGCAACTGTTCTTGTAAACAGTGGAAATCTACTTCCAATCTCTGCAATGTTTTCCTTGTTGTTTCCCATGATTTCTTTTGCCGCTTCATATGCGCTCCAATTTGTTGCCATAATGTTTTCTCCTTTTCTTCTTACATTTCTTATTTGTTTCTGTGATTATATATTAACACATTTTGTATTGTGTGTCAACCACTATTTTGTATTTTGTTCATTTTCTTTAAACAATCCTGCTTTGCTACAAGCGTGTGTAAATGCTTTGTACATATTCATAAGTCCATCTTTATTCATAATTCCCATAGAACTATGTTTTAAGAAAAGATTTACTTCCTTTCCATCCTCCTGCACTACAAACTGTTCTGCAATCACATAACCAACACTTTCACCTTTGCTATCGTATGCTTCACTAATTACAACATTTCTGTTTTCTTTTGTCTTAGCTTTTGCAAGTTCCTTGTAATTTAGTCTTCCCATTCTTCGCCACCTTCTTTCTCAGTGACACTACTATCTGGTAATTCTAACACTGCCATAAATCTTAGCTGAATGAACTCTTCGTCTACAAGACTGCAAATATTATCCAGATTTACATTGTCTGTCAGTGACTTAAAAGGTATCATTGCATTGCCATCTTTATCAAAGTTAACAGCACCAATTGTAAAGATACCTAAGTTCATAGCTTTCCCTGTTCCACACTTAGCATGTACTGTGATATCACTGTTTAAACCCTGTAGCAGATTTACACTTGTTAACAGTTCATCATATCTGAGTTTGAATTTAACTTGCACAGTCTTATTCTTTCCAATGCTCAGACCTTGGAACTCAGCTATTCCTTTTTGTTTGAATCTCTTTTTTTCCAATTTCTTGTTCTCTCCTTCTTCTTTCTTTTTTGTTCTTCTTCATACTTAACAGATTGTTTTTCTCTATCAAGCTTGTATTTGTTTCTTGCTAACATATTCTTTTTTACTCTGTCTGTATCTATATTAGCATTTGTTTGTGGCATGAAGTCGAAGACTTCTAAATCCTCAACCCCAACCCCTTCTCCTTTATTATAAGACTTGCCTTTTGTTTTGTCAAGTAGTTTTTGCAAATCTTTTTTTACATCATAGAAATTAGCATTATCAATTAATTCTTCTAATACAGATGCCCTTACAAGCTGTTTAAATGCTTCTATATCCGTTTCTTTTACTGCAAGCCATACTTCATCCACATTAAGGAACTGTAATGCAAATACAGGTAATTTATGTGCTTCAATTGCATTTACTTCTAATGTATGTAATATTGTTTGTTCCAACCTGTAACTAGCATTGTCTGTAGATTTCAATTCACAAATACAATGTTCGTTTTGTCCATCACCTTTATCTATCCATGTTGCACCGCTGTTACGTGTAGGTTCAAAGCCTAACCTTTGCATTACCTCTGTTTCATTTTTTCTGTACCATTTAGTTGTTCTTTTTGTCATTAGATAAAATCATCGTCCTCTTCTACATCTTCTCTGTGTATTGTTTCTTCTCTGCACTTTTTACAATCTATACAATGCGTACACATATAACAATCTCTATAATTTCCAAAACATGATTTTTTATTGTCTTCTTCTTTTCTCTTCTCTGTGTCTTCTACACAAGATTCTTTATTTTTACAATTGTTGCATTCTAAGTCTTTATCATCATATCAACCATAACAATCTGGTACTGTATCACTACTTTTTGCACATTCTCTTATATATTTACACTTGAAACATTTATCCTGATTTTTATCATATTCATAATTGCCGAAACAAACTGGTATAATACCATTCGCTCTTTGTAAATGTTCAAGCATCTTTGTCATTTTTTTCATGTAACTCCATTTGTTTACGTTCGGTATTCCAATCACCATTTCTTTCTTTAATACCTCTTAATATGTTCCCATTTTCATCTGTTTTGTTATGTAGCTCCATTTCATTTGTCTGTGTGCCATCTTCCATCTCCATAAATGTACAGGCACTTTCTAATGTTTGGTGTCTTTCTTCCCTTATCTGTGTTTCTTCCAAGACATCTAATATTCTTAGTGCTGTTACAAAGTTAATATTTACATTCGCATATTCTTTCTTAACAGCCAAATCAATTTGTCTTTTGAATGCCATCTCAGCCTGTACCATTTCATAAGTGTAATTCTTCAATGTATCACTCCTCTTAAATTTATTCTCTTACTTTCATTAACTGCGCTATTACATCATGTGCATCTCTTAGCATTTGTTTAGCTACAACAACATCATATCCTGCCATCCCGATAGATTTGCACTGTGATTTAGAATTAAGGTTAATCAAAAGTTGTTCTACATCTATATCTCTTTCTATATTAACTTTCATTGTATCACTCCTTCCATATTCCATCTTTTACTGTCCAGTGTCTTATTTCACCTTTCCACCATTTTGTTATGTAATATTTTTTACCTCCACCCGTGTCGTAAACATTATCTTTTAACATTTGTTCTAAATCAAAATCGAATAGAAAGTGCTCATATGGACTTACCCTTCCAACATATCCACGAATCGCACAACGTCTTTGCTTATTATATTCTCTATGCATTATTTTGCTATATTCATATGTACTTAATCCATCCAAATTATCACTATACCATATCAGTATACCATATTTTCCATATTTTACATGCTTTACAGCGTGCCCTAGATACCTTCTTCGTGAATTTCTTCTATCCAATTGTTCTTTACTTAATTCATAATCTCGTTTTAATAACCCATTGTTTCCTCTTTTATGTCCTATTTTTCCAAATGTATTGAAGTTTTTATCTTTATATACTTTTTGATTTTTCCTCAATTCATCACCTAATGCACGCATCATAATACTTTTACATTTTTTACAATAACAATCTAGTCCATCACTCCTAACTTTATCTTTGCTAAACATATTTAACGGTAATTCTTTTCTACAACGACTGCACACCTTTGTTCCTTTTTCAAAGTCTGCTTTCATTTCACACCTACTATCATATTCGCTAACGTACTAATCATTTGTTTGTCTTTTTCTGTTAATCTATCCCAAATCAAAAAACCTGTTGTTCCATCAAAATCATAAAAAGCATATCCATATTGTGTATGTTGTACTATCCATTTTTCATCATGGTATTTTAGAACAGATACTAATTGTTTTGATATTTCATCAAAATGTTTATCTGTCCAAATACTGTTATCCTTTTCATAGTACAGATAACTGTGTATTGCTATTACACGTTCCAGAAAGTTTGCTTTTAGTTCGTCTGTCCAATATGTATTAAATTTATACATTACTCCACCTCTACTATGTACATTTCTGTATCTAAATCAAACCGTACTCCTTTTATAAATTTTACTTTTATACCATCTAACACATTTAACGACATATCAATAACTTTCGCCCTTTTACCTGTAGAAAATTCAACTAATACTTGGTCATAATTTCCATACATGAAACCGGCTATAAACTGTGTTAGTGTATCTATTTCAATTTCTTTTTTCATTTATCCAATCTCCGATACAAATATTCTTTTTCATCCAACATTGCTATTTTGTAAGCCATTCTTGCCGCCCTTTTTGCTTCTTCCAATGTAATAAAAGCATGTCCTTCTACACTGTACGATTCTTTTATAATATCAGTTATAACATCATAATATCCATGTTCAAACAAATCATCACAGGAAAATGCTGTGTGTTTGTCATTCCAATATAACGGGCAATCTTTATAGCAATTGATTCCGTGTTGCACTGTATATTCACAACAAAAACATTTACATTTTATCCATTCATTAGGATAAGCTTTATTCAAATAATCACATTTATAAAGATATGCTGTTTTTACTGTTCTGTCTACCGAGTAGTCCTTCATAATTTGTCTTGAAATCCACAGCCACATTTTTCTGTGTTCTGCTATTGCCTGTTCCCTTGTCAGTTTCATTTTGTTCTACCTCACTATTTCTTTACATAATACCCTATGTACATATTCTAATCTTTCAATTAGTTTGATTGCACTGTATACTGTGTCTGCTTTTATTTCTGGTAATTCAAGCGCAATCTCAATTAACCTTGTTTTTAATTCATCTGTATCTAATTGTTCTTCTGTATAATCACTATCATCCCAAAAATCTTCTGCATATCTATGAACACTTAACTTCATTTTTGCTACCTCCTAACAACAAACATCAACTGTTGTTCCATCTGTAAAGTGAACACAATATAATGTCTTTCCTACATAGAAACCACTGTTACCACAGTTCTCTAATTCTTCTACATCCTCATGTTCCTCAATTGCTTCTAACTGCTCCATTGTTACTACCTCATTGTCTAATTCTTCAATCTCTGTTCTTGTCATTGTTTTGTCCTCCTTCAAATTTGTTTTTCTTTATCTTATGTATTTATTATATAACACTTTGTTCTGTTTGTCAATACTTATTTTTAATTATTTCAAACATTCTACAGTGTAATTAAATCTGGCACTGAATTTAACAGAACCTTCTTTGTTTGGTACAATATGTTCATTTACTCTGTATTGTTTACCTTTATAACTGAAAATGTAGTCTTCTTCAATATATCTTAAAACATGTTCTGGCACATCTCTTACTGCTACTCTTTTAACATTTGTAACATATGACTTATAAAATTTAATTCCTAATTTGTTATTGTTTGCTCTACTTGCAATTGTTTCTTTATTCATGTTCTTTTCTCCTTCACATTTTGTATTTATTGTTTTCTTGTTTGTAACTATACTATAACA